TAACGCTGACGCTGACGAAGTGGAACGCCGAGAAGCTGCTGGCGCGTTCCACGCGGATCCTGGAGGACTTTGCGCCGATCATTGCGGCGGAGGCGAAGACGCAGATCACGACGGTCAAATGGAGCTGGCCGACGTCCACGCTGCGGTTCAGGAGCTTGAACCAAGGAGGGAGACAGGTTAGCGGGACGACTAAGGCCGGTAGACCGTGGAGTGGGGTCGTGATCCCGGCAGGCAGTCGGGACATTGTGGATCGGGGTGGGCTGTTGGACTCGCAGCAGGCGCCTCAGGTCAGTAAGAACGTGTTGACGATCGCGTGGATAGCGCCGTATGCGCGGACGGTGCTCGGCGGAGGGGACTACGGGAGCTACGTCAATCCGGCGGGGAATCCGGTGGAGGTCGGGCAGAGGCCGCCGAGGAATTGGATTGAGGGGGCGTTTCAGGCGCAGCCGCCGCGGCGGTTCTTTGTGGCGCGGTGGAAGGAGCTGGCGCAATGAAAAAGCCGGCGCGGGGCCGGCTTTAGAGAACCTCGGTGGAAGTGTAGCGTCAGGACACGGTGGCGACGGTGAAGCGGGGTAGTACATCTGTTCCCGCGTCGCCGACGGTGCCGGCGGCAACGGTGAGGATGTCGCCGACTTTGTAGTTGGTGCCGCCTGCGACGATGGTGGGGGCGGCGGTGACGGTGCCGCCTGCGGCGACCACGATGTCGGCGGTGGCGCCTTTACCGGATCCGATGCCTTGGGTGGGGTCGTAGCTGACTAGGGCGACGCCGCTGTAGGTGGCGGGGGTGAGGCCGCTGCCGGCGGTGGAGACCGTCACCGTGGTGATGGGGTTGCCTTGGGGGTAGAACTTGTAGGCGCCGTAGCCAGTCAGGGTGAAGGAGACCTTGGCGATGTTGCCGGCGACGATGTCCTCGGAGAAGTCGCCGATCTGGGCGAGGCCGGCGTGGACTTCGGGGTTGTCGCCCGAATCATCGGTGACGGGGGTTTCGCGGTACCACTCCAGCAGGGTGCCGTCGGCGGCTTTGATGGCGGCCTTCTTGAGGATCTCGTACCCGGCGTCGGTGACGTCAAGGTTCATCGAGCAGGGGATGCTGTAGCTCTGGCTCGTGATGAGGTTGGACTGGAAACCCTGCTCGGAGTCGTAGTCAACGACCGACGTGGACTCGGAGGTGCCTTGGATGCCGGTGTTGTCCAGCGAGAGGATGCGGGTCAGGCCGGAGCTGGTGGTCGGTGTGGTACTCGCAGTGGTCCCAAGTTTGACGTAGAGCTTATAGCCCAAAGAGGCGAAAAACGAGCCGGTCGCCATAGCTAACTGTCCTTGGGCCGAGGTTGATACTCCTAGTTTTCCGTCGGCTTGAACCGCCAGCGCCGCGGGCGCCTGTTATTAGCCTGCGTCACCCAGTCAGCCCAGCGGCAGTTGCCCGGTTCGTAGTCGCCTTCGTTGTCGATCCGGTCTAGGCTGAGGCCCTCGGGACACTCGCCCATATCCTCTAGGAAAGCCTCGAAGCTGTCAAACCAGCGTGGGCAGCAGGAGATGTTCCGCTCTAGGTAGTGCTCTGCTGCGGTGTTGTTCGGGTTGCTGACCCGCTGTTTCATGTTGAGCCAGCAGCGGTACGTGCGGGTTATCCCCTCGGAAGGACGTGCATGACCGTGCGTGCGGTTCAGTTGGCCGGTGACTTCCCGGCGGATACAGCCGCAACTGTTGGTGTCCTGACCGAGATTTGAGCTGGCTACGACGGTCTGGTTACCGCACGAGCACCGGCACAACCAGAGCGCAACTTTGCCCTTGGTGCCGACTTGGTGTAGCAGAGTAAGTCGTCCGAAAACGTCGCCCGGTTTGCATTTATAGGAGCAGCCACAGCTCGTGCTCCTACCGCACCGAAGGTTGTAATCGCGGACTGGGCGCTCCTCTCCGCAGGAACAGCGGCATAGCCATCTGCGGTCTCCGACAAAGGAGAGCACGGTCCACTGGCCGTAGACGTGGCCAGTCAGGTCTATTCTTTGTGGCATCATCCGAGGTAGCGGGTGGTCATGCTCCAGGGGCGGCAACCCGCTGGAGCACCCCATTCTACGCCTCCTCTGCCGCTTCTAATACGTCCCACGGAGTGGGACGGGGGCAGACGTGGAGGCGGAAGTCTTGGATTTCGTGGTCGAGGGACTGGACGGCGGAGAGGGCGAGTTTGAGGGAGTCGCCGGTGATGTTGAGGGTGGCGCAGACCTCGGGGGTGGAGTGGCCGGCGCGGAGCATGTACTGGGCTCTCATGCCGATCGAGCGGACGGAGCTGGGGGCCTTGATCGACCAGTTATGGTCGCGGATGAAGTGGCGGATCTCGCCCTCGCAGAAGACGCCGAGGAGGGTGGAGAAGGTGCCTTTGACGGGGTTCCAGGCGCGGACGGTCTTGATGAAGGCGATGTCAATGCAGCTGTAGATGTCCTCTTTGAGCAGGGCTGGGTACTTGCGGCACATCTTGCGGCCCATGTGGTTGACTAGGCCGCCGTGCTCGCGGTAGAGGCGAGCCACGCGCCGCTGCTCGTCGCGGTCCAGCGGCGTAGCGAGGTAGCCCCGCGGCTTTTTCTTTGTTGGTGCCTGAGTCATGTGGTCAGGCTAGCGCCTGGCTACAACCGCGCAGTTTTCCTAGTAGCTCAGCTACGCACCCGTTCCAGTACGCCGCTCAGGCGACCGGGGATGGTGCTGGTCGTGAGGCAGCCGAGGATGGTGGCGAGGTGCGGCAGGGCGGAGAGCGGGCTGACGATCGAGCTGGAGGCGGGGGAGACGTCGGTTCTGAACGTGAGTTCCAACACGTCCAGCTTAATCTTGCTGAGATCCTTGTTTGGGATGCCGGGGATCAGGGCGGAGCTGCTGGTGCTTGGTGTTTGCAGCAGCGTCGGTGTGGTGAGGAGGGCGTTGGCGAGGTCGAAAGTGGCGTATTCGATCTGCTCGGGGAGTTCGTCGTCGGGGTAGTCAATGCCGTCGCAGCTTGCGTCGGTGCGGGGCCAGTCAAGCGCCTGATCGGCGCTTGACTTAGAACCGATCCACGTGAGGGTGTCAAGGCCGCGGGTGGCGGTGATGAGGGCGCGGGTCTTCTGGTCGGTCGTGGCCGAGGTCCAGGCGAGGGTGCCGAGCATCGTCTCGGCCAAAGTGTCAGCAGCCGCGATCGACAGGTAGGAGTTGGCGGAGGCGCTGCCGACGGTGGCCGTGATCGAGGCGGGCATAGCGTTGCGGCAGTATTCCTAGGTTTCCGCTACCAGATCGACTCCAGCGCCCGCCAGTCCTTCTTGGTGAAGTCAAAGATGCCGTTCATCTGCGGCTGCATCAGGCTGTTGGCGCCGAGCGGTGCATGACCCAGGCCGAGCACGTGGCCTAGTTCATGGCGGAAGACGGTGGTGCTGAAGCTGCCGCCGCCGGGCATGCGGATCTCCCAGCCATTGTCATCCCAGACAGCAGCGCCGGAGGCACCAATAGGCAGCTCTCCGTGATTGATGACTAGATCAGCACCACTAGCAGGCTTGACCCGTTTGAACTTGATGCCGGTCAAGCGGTCGTCCACTTCGGCAATGATGCCTTTCATGTAGCTGCGGTAGAGCGGCGTATAGCTGCCCTTGGCGAAGCCGTAGGTCAGCACGTCGTTCTTGCCGAGGAACGACTTGGTGTGGTCTACCAGTTTGCGTTCAATCAGGCTTCCCATGCTTCGTCCACCTCTGGTGTGGCAGGGTCGTCGGCTTGGAATGTGCCGTCCTCGTGGCGGGCACGCTGCTTGCCCTTGGGTGGCTCGGGCTTGCCGGGTCGTTTGCCCATGCGCTCAGCAGCCTGCTGCTTGACCTTCGGGTGTTTCTTGGCAGCACGGATATAAGGGTTCATGCCAGCATCTCCTCAAGGGTTGCATCATCAGGTGCCTGAGTGGCACCACCAGCGAAGATCCGGCTGGGAGAATTCACCACTACAAGGTATTGATCCCAGGCCTCGGGGGCTAGATTCAGGGTATTGACGTGATGACCAGGCAGTGCAGTCGGCGCGGTGATGACTTCGCCGTCAGGGCCATACTCGCCGCCTTGGTAGATCGTGCCAAGCTCATCCACTGCGAAGGTGTGGCTGCTGGTGATCAGGTTGCCGTCAGCATCAATCAACCCCTGCGCTGCGGCTAGCGTGCGGAACTGTTGGCGGGTGGGGAAGCGGAAACAGTACATGGTTAATCAAGTGATGGGTCTGCAGCTTTCCAATATGTGCGTTCTGGGTCACTGACGAAACCGCCATGCTCGGTACTGAAGGCTCCAGCGTTCGGCCCTCTGAACCAGGTACCAGTGCCGCGCTCCGTGTAGGTGTCAGCAACAAACACCCAATTACAAAGTGCTCGCTGGGGTGGATCGCCAGCGGCTAGGCAGTGCCAGCCAGCACTTTGGTAGTCCTTGTCCATCAGTCCATCTCTAGTGGATTGGTAACAGTACATGGCTAGAGAGTTATGCTCTGCAAAGTGGAGTTGGGAAGGCGTTGAGGCCAGAAGGTGAGGCGGCGGATAGTCGTATTTGGGTACTCATTATTGAAAGCTCCGCGCCTTCCAATTCCAACGGCAGATGATGCAGCCCAATCAGCTTGTGCAGGCGTGATGCCACCCGTGGACAAGGTGCCATTAGACGCAACACCAGGACCACTGGCTGATGTTGATGCGGCTAGCTTGTTTGTAGAAGGCAGATAAACAGGGAGTCCAGCGGTAGAAGTATCAAGACGACTTGAGCCATGTCTAAAGATTGCTCTAGGTAGCGTCGATGTCGCAGTTAGGCTAATGCCGACAGCATTGCTTCCGTCAACACCCTCAATAAGCTGACCCGTTCCAGGGGGGCGGTTGTATTCAATGTAAAATGTGTTCTCGGAGAATGATGTAAACCAAGACGTAAGGTTTACGCCGGGGCCAATCGACACCACATCAGCCGTGCGCGTCGCGGCGGTGCCGGTGGTGGGAATCCATGAGGTGCCAAAAGACCCCAGTTCAAGGTTTGCATTGGTCACGCTTCCGCTGACCGTCAGCGTCAGGCCTCCTGCTGTTGGCGTAAACGTCAGGCTGACCCGTGCATTGGCAGCAGTGCCGACCAGTGGCCCAGCCGTTGACGTGCCAGTCAGCGTGACAGTGCCGGTGCCGTTGAACGACAACGTATGAGCGGCAGCCGTTACCGTGACGGTCTGCGTGCTCAGAGTCTCGCTGTTCAGCAACAAATTCGTCCGCTGCTCCTCGGGCAGCAACCCCAGGCACTCGCCCGTTAGCGGGTTGTGGTCAAAGGCCGGTACATCAATGCCGACGCTCTCCAGCGTGCCCTGACTGTTCGTCACCATCTTGGTGCTTGCCCTGGTGAACGTGATCAGGAGCTGGCCGCTGACAGAATCGACGAGGGACTTATTCTCTGCAAGCCGCAGATCCAGCGATGGCACTGCACGCGCACGACGCCACAGCTCATTCCTGACCCACGGGCCTGCAAGCACACCGCCAGGCGCTACAGCAGCCCTGAACGCTGCAGAGCCACGCATTACAGACCTGCCTCCAGCGTCAACACCCGCAGGTTATACAACGTGCCGCTGGCAGGGGTATAGGCTCCGCGAGTCTCCAGCTCGCAGAACAGTGACGTGCTCGCAGACGCCAACTTGACCAGCGTGCCTGGATAGTCCGCTTGCGTTACCAGCGTGCTGCCCAGATCCTGCGGCGTTGGCAGATCAATGAACCCGGCGTAGTTGGCCACATCACCGCTGACCAGATCAAAGGCCGCGTTGTCGAGGATGGCCGTGGGGCTAGCGGTATAGAGGTGCAGTCTGAATCCAGCCATCCCCGAGGTCACGCTGGTCAGACCGATCATCAGCCGCACGGACTGGATCAGCACATAGCCGCCACTGGGGCCGATGCTTGGCAGCGTGATGATGGCTGAACCAGCGTTGGCCGGCGTGCCCGAATCAGCAACGCCGATCACGTCGCCGGCGGTATAGGCCGTGGTATTGCTGGGGCGGGTGATCGTTACTGCAGCGCGATACGCCTTGCCGTCAACTGTGAGCGATTCGCCGGCGTCGCCGATGTTGATGTGGGCGTCGCCGCCGCCTCCGCCTAGGTATGTGGGCATGGTTGGGAGGGCGGCGTCTCTCTACTACCTAGTTTTCCTCCGTCGGTGTCGCTACGCTCGCCCTGCCTTTGCGGGTGCGGCGGGTGGGTGGGTGTTGGTCGTAGGTGCCGGCCTCGATGGTGTCAACGGGCGGAGAGGAGGCGATGGCCTCGGAGAGTGCTGCGGCGGCTTCTTGTTCGCGGAGGCGGCGGAAGGCGTGCATACCCATTTGCGATCCAGCAGAGGAAAAGAAAGGCCCCGCCTTGCGGCGAGGCTAGGGTGTGATTAGGAGCGCGGAGCGCGACCAATCACGCCGCGGCTGCGGCTACGGAGCCGAGGCCGTAGAGGGTGATGGCGGGGGTGGTGACGGCGGAGACGTAGCCAAGGAAGACCTTGGCGGCGTTCTGGGCCACGGTGGCCACACCGGAGATGGTGACGCCTGCGCCGCCTTCCATGGTGATGGTGTGGGCGCCAGCGGCGGCGTTGATGACGACCACCATGAAGGTGGTGCCGATGGCGCAGTCGCTGCCGATGGCGGCGACGATGTCAGCGGCGGTGGCCGTGGTGTAGGTGGCGGCGCCGGTGGGCACGCCGCGCACGATCGAGTTGTAGCTGGCCGCGGTGGACAGGGTGGCGGTGG